CAAAGTCGAACCACTCCGGCCTGAGCCCTCTCGTTTTACACCACTTTGAGAACATGGACGTCATGTACCAGTTCCCCTTTAGCTTCACGAAGTAGTGCTGAGCAATCTTGAGGATCTCCGTCTCCTCATCCGGCTGCAACAGGAGCAACAAGAGGAGCTGCGTCCGAAGCCCATCCTTCTCGAGTTTCTTCAGAGTGCCCTTGATGTCGTCGTCCTGTTTGTCCTCAGCTCGCTGCTCTTTGTCGTCTTTGCGCTTGATCAGGAATTGGACGAAACCCAGCACTCCCCCGGATGTCATAGCAGATATGACAGCGATCAGAATTGTCTCTTTCATTGTGCTCACCTCACTTCGCCCGGAATAGCCAGTTTTTCGTCCCCTTTGAGGTTTTGGCTATATGCGGATAGTATTTCTTTTTCGAGTTTGCTTCGGCCTTCTTGCCATCGCCTAACTCAGCAAAAATGTGATAGGCCCCTTTCGAGTTCTGTGTGACGTGGATGTCGCCCTCTTCCGGTGAACCTTTGACCTCGTTGAAGTTCTTCCGCAAATAGGAAAATATCTTTTTCCACGCTTCGGCAGTTTTGCCCGAATAGTCCATTTTCGGATAGCCGCATTTATACAGAACTACACCGACGAAACGATGACAATATGTGTCGTTCCCTTTGCCGTAGACCTCCAGAGCGGCCTTCTTATATGCAGTCGTTTCTTTTGTCTTTGAACCGCAATAAGACTTGGCCTTCTTCACGATCTGCTCGGCCTTCGTCGGTTTCGGTGCGAGAATTTCGTTGACCTTCTTCTGGACCTCGCTCGGATCATAGCCGGCCGCCTTTAGCTTTGCGATTCTCTCGTCACCGTTGCCCCACTTTCCGTCGATTACTTCCCGAGCAATCTCGTCGATTGTTTTCGTCGGTGTAGGTGTTGGCTCCTCCTTCGGCAGCTTACCCGACCAGACGCGGAGGACGTCGTTTCTCATATTCTCCTCGTAGCTGATCCATCCGTTACGGAGCGAGCTGTTCGAGTAAGAGTCTTTGACATAGACGTAATGCTTGCCGTTCTTGACCTTATATCCGACAGAACAGACGAAGTGTCCCCCGCTCGTCCAATGGACCTTTTTAGATCCGCCCGGACGAGAGCCCATGAGATAGATCGCCACCCTGTCGCCCTTCTCCAGTTCCTTCCAGAGCTGCGCCATTGTAGCGTGTTCTTTGACCTCTGTGAGCCCGTAATGCTTCATCATTTTCGGGATTCCGCTGAAGTATGTCCCGTCCCCGTTCGGAGCGGCGAACTGTTTGCAATACGGCTGAATCGTGGCCGGTGTGTAGCTCTTATACTTCGCGATTTCGATGATGATGTTCGCGATTGCTACCTCACCACAGCCGCAGTTCCGTATATACCACGGCTTCTTTGGATAGCCGAGACCGCCCCAGCGCGAGTCGGTCTGCAAGAATTTCGTCTTATTCATCGACCTCACCGTCCTCGATGTACTCCATGCCCTCGATGTCTATCGGCATGATCTTATTCTTTATGAACTGATAGAACACCTGATGCAGTCCGACAGACGCGAGACCGCTCAGCATACCTTTGACGACGCCCTCGTAATCGAAGCCGAATAAAATGAGCCCCGAAAGGGCTCCGAGTATCAATAGGACTGTCGGGATCCACTTGTCGTCGGTCGGCAGCCATTTCTTCATGACGAAACCGACACAAAGGCATCCGATCATGATCACCGGGATCAGATAGTTTTCGAAGTCTATAGTCATTTATGTCCTCCTCTTAAAGTAAAAAGCCCGCCGAATTGACGGGCCCTGAACGATTTTTATCTACAAGCGACACAACTCTCAATTGCCTTTGTAATATTCGGAGCAACAAACAAGTTAACGCCGTCTTGATTCGGGTGCAATCCATCGCTTGTATATGCATTCTTTTGAATATTTATAGCCGGATTTATCCCTCCTTCGTGATAGAAATCAAAGCATTTCACCCCGTAATACTTAGCGACTTCTATCTCAGCATCTACAATATCTTCGATTGAAATGCCATAAGCGTTAGGATCGCCGCTCGCTCTTCGCATTGGTGTAACAATGAGGACTTGTGCCATAGGATATTTATTAATTGCCGCAAGAACAAGATTCTTGAAACTTGCATAGAAGTTTGTTCCTTGTGCTGGCTCGTCAGCTATGGACCCGAGTGTTCTCGCCCTTCCATCGCCATAATCATTTGTTCCGCCGAAAATAACGAGGCAGTCTATCCACGTCTGAGTCATTCTGTTGAGTCTTGTAACAAACGACTCACTTGACCCATCACATATACTCGTTCCCGACACGCCATAGTTATTTACTACACAGCCGAGACTGCTTGCGGCAATATCTGTCCACCTCGGATTTGCCCAGTTGTTCGTTGAAATGAATCCCTCGGTTATGCTGTCGCCCAAAGCGTTCACCTCAATATTCGGTAAAAATGCAACTTTATCAGCGATATATATTTTTAATGTGCTCATAAACGTAGTTATGAACGCCACGGTAATATACTCTACTCCTGTCGGAATCACATAGCGAGCATACGATTTTCCATCTATTGCTTTGAGTGGCGTAAGAGACTTGCCGCCGTTCGTATCGTTAATATCGGCAGAATTTAGATGAACAACAGCAAACGTGCCTGTGTTTTCTGTTGCACTATATATGTTTACAACATCACCAGCACTCACTTTTATTGGTGCCGTTTGACCGAAATCATTCGCATAGGCTTTTAAGACTTGGCCTTGCGATATATAGTACAACCAGCCAAAAGTCGCTGAAGCAGAATCGAAAAGGTTGACAAGCAGACTCGCTACTTTATCAACGAGATCTGCAATACCCTCTATTTTTTCCTCGAAGTTTCTCAATATAACAACATTATATTGACGAGTAGTAATAAATGGGATTGTTATATATGGAGTGTTTGCTGGAACTTCGTATTCATAATATGAGCCTCCAAATCTTGAAGTTGGGTGAGCTGTTATTCCTGAGATTGTATCATTTATATCATTACTGCCGAGTCTGATAATCCCATAAGTTCCAGTTCCCGCCGTAACGTTCCATATTATTATTTTTTCACCCTCTTGAACTTTTATAGGTGCGGTCTGCCCGAAGTCTGAGCCTGTATATCTTACGACCGCATTCTTGCTCCACGCATAAAGCCATCCATAATTGGCAGTATCCGGGTCAAATAGGTTGATTAAATCAATCTTCTCCTTCACAACATCAAATTGTGTCCTATTTGCAAGCCCAAGACTTGTATACGTAACTCCGTCCGCACCGAGTCTCGCGTCGGTGACTTCCTGAGCTGACGGAGCCGGCCCCGCTATTATGTTATCGATCCTTGCGTTAAGAGGTGCAAACATCGACTCTGCCGAGACCTTGCTGGTATCATTTCCGTTATCTGTTGCGAAGAAGTCGCCCGCTCCAAGCGTGCCGCCATAAGTATTGAGTTCGTGAATTTCCATTTGTTCCTCCTTAGACCCTTTTTCTTTGAGTAAGGGAACTTACGTATCTGTATGCCCTTACGTATTGCCTGTGCTATTTTAGCCATCTTAATCCTTTCTGTCTTTTCCCGATGCCACACAGAGAGCCATGCACATGACTCCCGACATCGCACCGATTGCAAATCCTATAATGAAACCCGTCATGACCGTCCTCCGCTACTGATTTAAAGGTCTATTTAAGTCAGTAAAATCACATAGTCCATTCTTGACCACCCACCATCTGCCGTGACCGATTTTACTTGTTTGCTCTCAAAGTCAGACAAGGCTTCTCGGTTTATTGCTTTGCCGTGTTTGTACTCCATTTTAGGCTTGCCGAAAACAGATTCATTTGAGTTGATGCCAATATATCCCCAATCCTCGGAGCGATTTTTAAGAACAGCATCTATGAAATCACCGACCGTTCCGTTCTCGATAATGATTACATCATAAGGTGCTGTGCAATCACTTCGTTCCTCTTTTGCTTGTGATAGTCTGAAATTCATTTCGCCACCTTTTCTTTAAGTTAGTATTTAATCTGTCCACGAATGCGAAGTAAGAATAAGGTCTATTATTCACATTAATTTAATGTTCCACAATATGTGCTGAACATTACATCTGCCATTTGGAAATATCCTGCACTTTGAGGATGTACTGATTCGGCAGGAATGTTTATTGTGACATCTGTTAATCTCGGATTAACTGGGGTGGAAATCTGCCCAAAGTTGTTCTCTCTATCCATACAAGTTGCCAAAGGAATCATGTACACATCAGTATAAGATTCTAACAGTTCATAGAGTTTTGACATTAAATTAAACACTTTCAAATCCTCAATATACTGATAAGTGTTAGTGCTGACATACCCTTGTCCACCGCTTGAATAATATCCGTTTTGATTGCTTCTGTATATTGTGTAGCAGACAAAAATTGGCATCGTGGCAAATTCCGACCTTATCGCATCCACAATGGCTTTAATATTATTTGCATTTGCCGTTGGGTCTAATTCCATTCCGTTAGTTCCGAGGAAAATCTGCACTGCATCGGGTGTCCCGATAGTACTTGCTTGTGTGTCGATATAATGCTGAAGGCTGAATTTTGCCCCATCCCAAAACGGATTGCTTGTACCATCAACATTTGGCGAACCAACATAATAGGAGTCAAAATTATATGTGTTGTCTCCTAAATACCATGACGCACTTACTCCGCTTCTTCCCTCATGCTTGTAGTGGTAGTAGTTCCCTTCCGAATCGTCTGCGTATCCGCTCCTTGTTCCGATATACATTATCTTGCTATTTGACAAGTGAATGGCTTCAGGTTGCCATCTTTTACCATTAGTGAGAGAGTCACCGATTGGTACTATATTGTGATTGTTTGCTATAGTGTTCGCCACTACATGAATGGTCGATGTTCCCATAAAGACGGGAGTCAAATCGTCATCGACTATGGTCAATGTTAACGTGTGATTGCCTACCGCTGTACCTGTTACACTGAATTTTCTTGCGTATCCAACGCCGATAGCACATTGCCAATTGAAGTGATATTTGTTTGCCTCAAGACAAACTAATTCATTGTATAGCTCAATTGTTCTGCCGATTGCAACGTATATATCTTTAGGCAGAAACGCATGAATAGTCTGTTCCGAATCGCCAATAAGGCTTGCAGGAATATATTGTTTATGTTCTGCATACCTGTTTGGTGTGTCACCCTCTACCATTGATACATATCCATAGGGCGAACTATAATCGCTATAAGAAACGCAGAATCTGATATATTTAGTAGTTGCACCTGTAGTTATTTTGGTAATGCCATTTGTAACCTTGATAAATGATTTGCTTGCATCATATTCAGTTACATATTTTGCGTTTGAAACATATGTACCAGCGCCAACAGCAAATGAATATTCTGTGTTTGGCTCAACCTCGATAAAATGGGTAGTTACATACGCATCATTTCCGTATAAAGCCCCATTGACTAAATATTTGCCAACCGCATTTTCATCGCTGTTATGGTCAAACATATTTTCCCACTTTGTAAAAGTAAGATTATTTAAATCAACATTGATTTTTCCATCTAAATCGGGCAGTGCGGATTCTTTGATTTTATATGATGGTTCAACATATGGTTCATATGCCGTTGGCGTAGTTCCGTTTTCAATCTGTTTTGGGCTATCTCCTGTGTAAACAGATGCTCTTACATATTGTGCATTTGGAACATTATATGCCTTGTAATATAAGCCAAGGTTTGAATCATATGAATAGTCGCTTGCATATCCTAATAAATACTCACCATTTATAAATGTTTTATTTGCATCATACCAGCAAATTCTTAAATTTTTAGGTGCATTTGATGAAAAAACAAACGCATTGCTTACCGATATAAAATCAGTTACAGAAAAATCATTACTTGCTTGAATTTCGCCAGTTCCTTGATTAACAAAATACCCATTAATCCATCTATCTATAAGATTTTTTGATGCGTGCCTTTCAGCAATATTGTCAAAATCTCTCTTTAAATCAGTAACCTGACCTCTGACTGCATCGCCTAAACTTGCATGTGTCGTACCATCTGCACCGAGTCTCGCGTCGGTGACTTCCTGAGCTGACGGAGCCGGCCCCGCTATTATGTTATCGATCCTTGCGTTAAGAGGTGCAAACATCGACTCTGCCGAGACCTTGCTGGTATCATTTCCGTTATCTGTTGCGAAGAAGTCGCCCGCTCCAAGCGTGCCGCCATAAGTATTGAGTTCGTGAATTTCCATTTGTTCCTCCTTAGAGCAAACTGTAAATAGTTACGGATAAAGACTGGCCCGCGATCGGAGTCCCGTCCGCATAAGTGAATCGAGCAGTCCGTGAACCGCTCGAATTATTACCGAAAGAAATATAAGCCTCTACACCCGAGACGGTGCCGCCGACTGGTGTCCCAGAAGTAAGAGAGTTGATGTTTGCCACACCATTCGCGTCCGTAGTTACCGAACCGCTTGCACTTGTTCGCACCGAGTCGAGAGTCAGTTTGACCGCATCGCTGATCGCCGTGTTCATTCCGTCCGTAACAGACTGGTCTTGCATATCAGCGAGCGTTTCTTTTAACTGATTCAACGTGATCTCGTCATATCGGTCGAGAAGCGTGTTATAGACCGTTTTGACGGCCCTCTGACTGTTAGCTATGACTCCGAGAGCCGGATAATAAACGCTCACGCTGTCACCTAAGTGCACCCGCTGGAGTTCGGCATATTGTGAATATTCATCTGTTTGCCATAACGCCACGAAGTCGACCTCGATGGTCTCGTTCGGAGTCCACGGCTTGCCCGCTTCAAACTTCTCATTTGCTTTCGTCCTGAGCTGAGCGACAGTCGGCTTTTTGTTGAAGTCGCTGGACAAGTCGAGCGGCATCATCGTCAGATCTGCGTCCGCGTCATGTGCAATATATTGCTCAGGGAGCGTGACGATCGTCGCCTTGCTCGAGTCTTTCCAGAACGGCACGATCGCGTTGTATGCCTCGCTCTCGTCTATCTCTTGCGTCAGATCAGAGAGATTCTTGCCGTAGCGGATCTCAACGTTCGTGTCCTCTCCTCGCCTGTCATGAAGTATGACATCGAAGTTGTTGAACTCAAATTCGCCTCCGTAGACCTGAAGCAAAGTGTTCTCCTCTCCTCCGAGCATCGCCCTCACTGCTGTCGGAATCTCAATCTTGAGCTCGCCAGTTGCCGCCATGTCCGTCGAGAACGAGAACGGTGTGCCTCCTATGATCCTCGAAGCGAGACTCGTGAGAGCGGCGGCGAGTGTTGTCGCCGTGAACGGCAGCGTGACCGCCTTGCTCAGCCTATACGAAATATGATGAGCGTTGAACGTGACCTTCCCGTCAATCGGTGCGCTTCTCTTGTATATCTCGAACGGCTGAAGAACTCCGCTGTCATCGTGTGTCGCTCCGACGATCATTCCCTCCTGAATGAGATCGTAATGTCTGCCGGTGATAGGATATTCGAACTCGGCCTCATAGGTGCCGTTGAGCTCCTCCTCGACTGTAAACGAAATGCAGTCAGACAGGATCGCGAGCC